GCACGAGCATGAAGGCGTCATGTTCAGCGACGACTGGTCGAAATTCGAACAGATGGTCGCGTGGCTTAAGGAATCAGAGTCAATTCTGATTTCAGGTGTGGCCCGGTTCATGGGCTTCGAACATTTCGCGGATTCTTTTCCGCGAGATAATACGAAGCCCCGTATTATCAGGGCCCACGACATGGTATTTCAAATGCTGTGCCGTGCGTCTGGAACCTACCACACCGCATTAGGCAACCAGATTGTAAATTTGCTGATCAAGCTAGCGTGCCGGTTTGTTAACACATTATCGGACACCAACAGCAAATATTACATCCCTAACGCCTGCTCATTATTTTCAAACGACACACACATCAGGTCGATTGAGAACCTATTTGGCCAATGGTTTGATGAGCATTTGGCACCAGAAGTGGTTGCCTATAGGCTAGATGATGCCGCCCTACGTGGGAAGAACCAATCACGCGCAAGCGTGGTGGCTAACTTCCAAGGCGATGACGCCCTCTCCAACTTCCTAAACCCTATCTTGTCTAACAAGGCAGGGATCATTATGGAAGGTGATGATGGTGGAGCGCCCGGTGAAGATCCCACTAGCACGGTGGAAGCTGCGAGGCTTGTGAAATCCGTTGCAGGTGCTACCTCTGACAAGGTGAGAGTTGTCACAGGTGCAGCTGAAAACAGCGGACTCTCCTTTCTTCAGGAAATCCACGTACACTGCAATTACCAATCTTCCTTACAACCCGGTGAAAGTAAACTAACCGACTTTGTTAAGGCAATTTATAAGATGGTAAATGTAGATCACGTGGGTCCTAAGCTCTCCACACGTTGGGCGCTTTTACGCATGAAAGCCCTGTGTTACCTACTAACGTCCGCGAAGGAAAGCGGAAGCGTTGAGCCCTGTGTGTTCAACCTAGCTCGGAGGATCGGTCAGTTGACCGCGAACCTCACGATCTCAAGCAAAATGACAAAGAATCTTGTTATTCCATATCAAGCGAGTGAACAATACAGCTTAGATGACCTGCGTGAGCGGGCCAACAAGCGGTGTAGTTTCATTCGCCACCCTAAGAGTGGGAATAAGTATTTTGTCGATTGGGAGCGTGCGGTTATGCACACGACGACCGGTCCAACTAGGCAGTCAGTTGAAACCATGGTGGTCTGGAGTCAGATGATTGACTCTTGGCGACCAGGTGAACTGATTCCCTGGCCCGAGGAATGGAAGAATAACGTCTTCGCCAAGGGACAGATGGCGCACGACAGTCTAAACCATAAGGTTAAACTGTCATGTGATGACCAACTGACCCCTGCGTGGGAGCCGATTCTAAGGACCACTCAGCGGATAGCAGGTACAAACAGAGCTCTCAAAGAGCGTCA